GGAGAACGCATCGGTAAATGTGGCGATAGCAAGCCAAGCGAGGGCAAACCTAAGTGTTTAAGTAAAAGTGCAGCCGCTAAGTTGCGAAATGCAGACAAAAACAAAGACGGTAAAAAAGACGGCAAAGCAGGAATTGCTAATGCTGTTAAACGTAAGAAATCACAAGACCCTAATCGCAACCGCAAAGGTAAAGCGAAAAACGTTAAAAACTAGGAGTACACTATGAGTTGTAAATGTCAAAACTGTCACTGTGAAAGTCACTGTGGCACAGAGTGTCCTACGTGCCATAACGATGTATGTCAACGCTGTGAATGCGAACGCTGTGCTGAACGTCCACTAAAACAAGAAGAAGAATGGAACTGGGCAGACAGTGGTGTAGAAATGGGATTTGCTCACTGATGCATCCAGAAGAACAAGCATGGCGAGATGTGGATCCCGACGATATGTGGGTATTTGATAAACTTATACTCAGTACAAAAATAGGTTATAAATGTGGTCCGGTTGGTGTTCCTGTAGACGAACCCGGTTATTATATTGTACGTCCCGCAGTAAATGCAGTAGGATTAGGTCTTGGTACTAAAATAGAATATATAGAAAAATCCACAGATCATCTAACACCCGGACACTTTTGGTGTGAAATATTCACAGGTAGACATTTAAGTGTAGACTATCATTATGGCTTACAAGTACTGTGTGTAGAAGGATTTAAACACAAAGATGACGATTTTGTACGTTGGAAAGAATGGAAACGTACAACAGATTATGTAAACAGACCCAGTTTAATTATGCCATTTTTACAAAAGTATGAATGGGTAAACTGTGAATACATAGATGGCAAACTAATAGAAGTACATCTGAGACACAATGTAGACTTTGATGGTGATGTAGATCATTTTATTCCTGTATGGAAAGGCGAAAGCACTGTACCTCCAGAGGGGTATACATACAGAGAGTATCCAGATGTACATGGGCGCATTGGAGCGTTTGTAAAATAAATAGCAATACATAAAACAAGGAATTGTAAAATGGCAGTAGAAGATTTTGAATTCGATTTTACCGAAGAAATGGCAATCGAATTACTACGTGGAAACGAAGAAGCAGAAGATTGGTATGACGCAATGTGTGAAGTTCTTCCATTATGGGAAATGGACACACCTGAGCGTGTAGCAATGTTTATTGCACAGTGTGGACACGAAAGCAACAACTTTAAAGTACTAAGCGAAAACTTGAATTACAGTGCAAAAGCATTAAATGCAATTTTTCCAAAATATTTTGAAAGGGCAGGTAGAGATGCTCAAGAATATCACAGACAACCTCGTAAAATTGCTAACGTCATTTATGCCAATAGAATGGATAATGGGGATACTGATAGCGGTGATGGTTGGCGGTACCGTGGTGGTGGAATACTACAACTTACAGGACGTTATAACTATACTCAATTCGGACTCGAAGTAGATATGACACCAGAAGAAGCAGTAGAATATGTGCGTACCAAAAAAGGTGCATTAGATAGTGCTTGCTGGTTCTGGGATACAAATAATATCAACAAGTATGCAGATGCAAGAGATATCAAAGGTGCTACGAAACGCATCAATGGTGGTTATATTGGATTAGAAGATCGTAAGAAGCATTACGAACATGCAATGGAAGTGCTAGGCGGACATTGGGAGCCAAGCAAAATTGTATACGAAACAGTGCGTTTAGGATCACGTGGTCCAACAGTACGTGCAGTACAAGAAGAATTGGAAATTGGTGCAGACGGAATTTTTGGACGTGGCACTGAAGCACACGTAAAAGCATGGCAAGAAGAAAACGGACTTACACCAGACGGTATTATGGGTCCAATTAGCCTTGCTATGTTGTTTGGAGAAGACTAATGGCAGAAACAGATGATAAAGGTAAATTAGAAGTAAGTGTACGCATATTAGGCAATGAGTTAGTTGCACTACGTATGGACGTAGATGACTTTAAAATGAAATGGTTGGTAATGGGTGTTGTTGCTATTGTTGCACTAGGTTGGGCAGCAGGTAGTTTTGGACCTGAACTAATCAGTATGTTCGGAGAGTAATATGGATGTAGATCATTATGTAATGAAACTAAAAGAGCACGAAGCAAAAAGAATATCAACTAATGATCGAAACAAATATTGGAGAGAGTACAATGAATTGGTTAAAAAACAGATTAAAAGAAAGAACCACACTGGATGGACTGATGCTAGTAGCGGCTGGTTTGGTAATGGTAATGGCACCGGTTAACTTAGTTGGCTATGCCGCAATTGCATATGGCGCATGGACTATTTGGAAGTCTGAATAATGTGGGATATGATTCAAAACATGGCGAGTGATCGCACATGGATTTATACAAGTATTGCTGGTAGTATTGCAGGTGCAATGGTACTGGCATATTTAAGCACAACTAGATTAGGCTTATGGGGTTATGCTAAGTTTGACCGTATGGTAGATTACTTAGTAGAACGGTGGGGCCTTACTTGGTTAGAACAACCAGAGGATGCTTGGAGAAAGAAGTATCCTAAAATTACAGCAAAAATAGACAGCATAGAAAAGCGTCTAGAAGAATTAGAAAAGCGTTGACAAAACGCTTTTTTTATTTTATATTCATAACAATATAACTAACTTAAAAGGAGTAGCATATGCCTACACGTTCTTTCAGTGACAGCGAGATCACGAAACTTAAACAAATTATTAACGAAGGTATTCAAGTAACAGCAGAAGTAGAAACACTAAAAGGTGGACTAACTGATACTGTACGAGCAATTGCAGAAGAACTAGATATGAAACCTGCAACAATTAATAAAGCTATCCGTATTGCATACAAGCAAGAGTTTGCTAAAGTAGCAGAAGGATTTAACGAATTAGAAGAAGTATTAGCGGCAGTTGGTAAAGACGTTTAATGTATGTAGACGCACATTTCGATAGAGATAAAGATATTATATATGTAGCAGAGCGTGTAAACGGGCGCAGAGAGTACCGAGAGTATCCTGCACGTTACACGTTTTACTACAAAGATCAGCGTGGCAAATACGAAAGTATTTTTGGCGATAAGTTAGAACGCTTTACAACTACAAATGGTAAAGCATTCAAAAAAGAAAAGAAACTATACAGCGGGCAACGTCTTTTTGAAAGTGACATTAATCCTGTATTTAGATGTTTAGCAGATAATTATTTAAATATCGATCCACCGGAACTACAAACTGCATTTTTCGATATTGAGGTTGACTTTGATAAAGATGTAGGCTTTGCTCCGCCTGAGGATCCGTTTAACCCTGTTACAGCAATTGCTGTGCACTTAAACTGGATTGGTAGGACTATATGTCTAGTTATCAAACCCGATACACTTACACGTGAAACTGCAAAAGAAATTTGCGATAAGTTTGACGATACACTGCTAATGGATAATGAACGTGAATTGTTACAAACGTTCTTAGATCTTATTGAAGATGCAGATGTACTAAGTGGCTGGAACAGCGAAGGCTTTGATATTCCATACATGGTTAATCGAATAGCAAGAGTTCTTGGTAAAGAGCATACTAAACGTTTTTGTTTATGGAACAAATATCCTAAACGCAGAGAATATGAAAAGTTTGGAAAAACACAAGAAACATTTGACACCATTGGACGTTTGCACTTAGACTATATGGAACTGTATCGCAAGTATACATATCACGAAATGCATTCATATAGTTTGGATGCTATCGGTGAATATGAACTCGACGAGCGTAAAGTTGCGTATCAAGGTACACTAGATCAGTTGTACAACAATGACTTCTATACGTTTATTGACTATAACAGACAAGACGTTGAACTACTAGTTAAACTAGATAACAAGCTACAGTTCATTGACCTTGCAAACGTTATTGCACACGACAACACAGTGCTTATACAAACAACAATGGGTGCGGTTGCTGTTACAGACCAAGCTATTGTAAACGAAGCACACAGACGTGGAATGATTGTTCCAGACAAAGAACACGACCGTATACAAAATCATTATCCTAAGCAAGTTGCTGCAGCAGGTGCATACGTTGCTACACCTAAACAAGGCTATCATGAATGGATTGGTAGTATGGACTTAAACAGTCTGTATCCAAGTATTTTGCGTAGTACTAATTTAAGTACAGAAACTATTGTAGGACAAATACGTCATACACTAACTGTACCAATGCTAGATGAACACAAGTGGGAGCCAGCACGTGCATGGGAAGGCAAGTTTGCTTGTCCCGAATACGAACTTGTTATGAACAAAGACCAAGAAGTCTTGCTGTACATTGACTTTGAAAATGGTGAAGAACTTCCTGCAACAGGCGCAGAAATATATAACATTATATTTGAAAGTGGTCAGCCTTGGGTATTAACAAGTAACGGCACAATTGTTGATCAAACTAAAAAAGGTGTTATTCCAGGTCTACTAGAACGTTGGTATAGCGAACGTAAAGTTCTACAAAAGAATGCTAAAGAGCAAAAAGGTGTAGATGACGAACAGTTTGCGTTCTGGGATAAACGTCAGCTAGTTAAAAAAATTAACCTAAATAGTTTGTATGGTGCGGTACTTAATCCGGGTTCACGTTTCTTTGACAACCGTATGGGACAAAGTACAACACTAACAGGACGTTGTATTGCTAGACACATGGGTGCCAAAGTAAACGAATTGTTTACTGGTACATACGACCACGTAGGCCCTGCAATTATATATGGTGATACAGACTCTGTGTACTTTAGTGCTTATCCTGTATTTAAAGAACAAATCGAAGCAGGTGAAATTACGTGGGACAAAGATACTGTTACAGCAATTTACGATGAAGTATGTGAACAAGCAAACGTAACGTTTCCGGACTATATGGCAAGTGCACACAACGTACTTAATCCAGAGCAAGGCGAAATTATTGCAGCGGGTCGTGAAGTTTGTGCAAGTGCAGGTATCTTTATTAAGAAGAAACGCTATGCAATTCTTGTGTATGACAATGAAGGATTTAGAGAAGATCAAAATGGCAAGCCAGGTAAAATTAAAGCAATGGGCTTAGATCTTAAACGTAGTGATACTCCTGCATTTATGCAAGACTTCTTGAATGAACTATTGTTAAAAACACTAACAGGTACAAAAAACGAAGAACTGATTCAGCGTATTATTGAGTTTAGACAAGAGTTTAGAAACAAAGAGCCGTGGGAAATCGGTACACCTAAACGTGTTAACAAACTAACATACTACACAGGACTAGAATGGGAAAAGACTCGTGACGGACAAGAAATGTACAAAGGCAAAGCAAACATGCCTGGACATGTCCGTGCAGCAATTAACTATAACAGAATGCGCAGACTAAATGGCGACAAGTATAGTATGGAAATTATGGACGGTATGAAAACTATTGTCTGTAAATTAAAAAGTAATCCGATGGGATTTACTAGTATTGGATATCCAACAGATGAAGCCAGAATTCCAGACTGGTTTAAAGAACTTCCGTTTGATACAGATGAAATGGAAGAAGTTATTATCACCAAAAAGATCGAAAACTTGTTAGGAGTTTTGGATATCGATTTGACTAAAGCAGAGGACAAAACAACGTTTGAAAGTTTGTTTGATTTTGGATGAAGCGAAGTTTAGATTTACATGGTCATCACATACATGTTGCATGGAAAATGGTTGACAGGTTCTTGCAAGAGTGTTATTATGATAACTATAAATCTTGTGAAATTATTTGTGGACAAGGAATGATACGTAACGAAATTGAAACGTGGCTCCACCTAAATAGATTTGTAAGAAACTACAAGTTTAATACTCGCACACAAGGCAGTTATAACGTACAGTTAATAAAAAGGAAAAACACATGAGAGATTATCTACTCGATATTGTAAAACACACACATGGTGTAGGAAACATCGAAGCAGTTAAAGTTGTTAGCGACAGTGCTGCAACAGAAATCGAAGCTAAAGACGACAATAACTTTGTTGTTGTTAAAGCAAAGTATAAGAGTGCTATCCCAGGATTAGATGGCACATTTGGTATGCCTAACTTGAGCAAACTAAACATTTTGCTTAACATCCCTGAATACAAGGAAAATGCAAACATCACTGTTAATACACGTGAGCGCAACGGTGAACAAGAACCGTTTAGTATGAAGTTTGAAAACGCAACAGGCGATTTTAAAAACGACTTCCGCTTTATGCAAAAAGAGCTAATGGAAGAAAAACTAGCAAGTGTACGTTTTAAAGGTGCTAATTGGGATGTAGAAGTACAGCCACACAGTGCAAGTGTTGCTCGCTTTAAAATGCAAGCACAAGCTAACAGCGAAGAAAGTTTGTTTGTTGCTAAAGTAGAAGATGGTGATCTAAAATTCTTCTTCGGAGACGACAGTGGACACACAGGTAACTTTGTATTCCAGCCTGGCGTAGGCGGGAACTTAAATCAAAGTTGGAAATATCCTGTAAGTGAAGTTATGAACATTCTTAACTTAACAGGTGACATCACTATGAAGTTTAGTGATATGGGTGCAGCAATGATTGAAGTAGACAATGGACTAGCGGTATACGAATATATCCTTCCAGCACAAAGTAAGTAAATGACACAACTACCAACAAACTTAACAGACAGAC